AGGCTTGGCACGCCGACCTCCACACCATCGACCGCCCCGTCCGGCTGCACGTTGATAGCGCCCTTGTGGTCGGGTGCCGTCCCGCTCGCCGCGTAGCTCTTCACGTGCGCGAGTGCGTTCGTAATGTGGACCGTTTCCTCATCGATGGAAAACGACCAATCCGGCTGCGCCACCTGCTGCATCCACGCCGGCGGTGGCACCGTGCCAAACTTGATCTCCACCTCCCAAATCGTCGGGCCGATCAAGTCGCCGGTGATCTCGTTGCGGAACAGGCCCATGAACACGGCCGGGGTGTTCGTTTCAACGAAGAGCAGCACGTCCTCCTCGCTGTCCGCCGGCGAGGCATCCACCTGGATTTGCAGGCGGATTTCGGAGTCGTCGCCGCCTTTGCGAAATTTCGAGAAATTGAGTTCGACGATTTCCATGTGGGGTGTTCCTATGGGGCCATGCCACCGCCGCGCTTGACTTCATCGCGGATGTCCGCCAGCGTCTCGTTGCCGTCCTCGATGGTGCGCTTGACTTCCTTGGTCGCCTTGACGGCCTTGTCCTCCGTCTTGCCGCCGAGGCCGGACAAGACAGCCGCCTGCGCCGAGAACGAGCCGGTCGGGGATCGCGTCGCCGCCCGAGCGGCGGATGCCGCGTCGATGTCGATCCTGGCGAGCCGCATGTCGAAGAGCTTGTTGACCTGCTCCGGATCGAGCCCGATCGCCTCGGCGTCGCGGAGAGCTTCTTTCCGCTCCTGCTCCAGGAGTGCCTTCCGCCGCTGGATGTCCAGTTCAGCCGCATTGGCGTCGTCGCCCGGCAACTGTGCCGCCCATATATTTTCGATCTTCTGACGAGCGATCTGGTCCTGTATGGACTGAGTGGCCTGTTTCCTGACCTTTTCAACTCGCTCAGCTTCCTTCTGCCACCTTTTATCGTGCTCCGCCTCCACCTGCTCAAGCGCCAGCGATCGCGCTTCGGCCAGTTGGTCGAGCACATCCTGCAATCCCTTCGCGCGTTTCTCTTCCTCGTCGTATCGCGCGTTGACGAGTGCGATGTCCCGCTCATATGCGTCTTCGATTGCGGAGATTCGCAGCTCGTTGATTCGCGTTGTCAGCTCCTCGGCTTTGCGCTCTGCCTCCTTCTCGCTCATCAACGGCTTGTCGGCCTCTGCCATTTCCGGTGTTCTCACCTTCGGCGTAGGCACGTCGGCGAAGATGTAGTCGAGTCCAATCGGCTGGTCGGCGATCCACTCGATGCCATCTGGCTGCTTGCCGCGAGCGAGCGTGAGTTTGTCTTGCAGTTTCTTCCGCCGAATCTCCCGAGCCTTGATTTCTTCGTGGAGCTTATTCGCCTCTTCGCTGCCGGCTTTCGCCTCGCCGAGCGATTCGGTCGCCGCCGTGATGTGCTTGTTCTCCTCTTCGATCACCGCCTCCAGGTCGGCGATTTCCTTCTCTCTGAGCTTGCGTGCGAAGTTCTCCCGCGCTTCATCCAGCGAGCCGAAACGCATGTCGCCCGCGCTCGTTCCCCTGCTGAAGTCGATGCCGAGGCGGCCGTATCGCGGGGTCAGGTCCGCGCGGATTTCCTCGATCTCCCATTGCTCGTCTTTGCTCAGTTTTCCGGTTGCATCGTATTGCTGTTTGAGTTCTTCGAGCCGCGCGAATTTCTCGCGGTCGGTTTTGCGCTGCGTCGCGTTGGCCGTGGCTACCTGCGATGCGCGGGTGTCAAGTTCATCCAGTTCGTCGCTGAGCGCGACAACAGCCGCGGTGACTCCAGCGATGGCAGTGGTGATACCGGCGATCGCGGCAACCACCGGGTGCGCGAGCAGGAAGGTAAATGCCGTGCCGAGTGCTGTTATGGCAAACGCACCAGCCCCGGCAATCACCTCAAGTCCTTTGATCGTTGCACCGATCGCGATGATTGCCGCAGAGGCCACGCCGACCACGGCAACAACTTCCAGGATGGTGACAACCACGTCCTTGTTTTGCTTCACCCACTCGGCGGTCGCCGTGGCGTACTTTTGCAGCGTCTCCATCGAGCCGATCAGTTCATCCGCCAGCGCCTCGCCGATCGCGATCTGCACGCCCTCAATCGCCGACATGAGCATCCGAAAAGCGCCGCCGAGGCCCGAGTCCATGACCTCCGCGGCTCGGCGTGCGGAGCCTGCTGCGTTGTCGATCGCGTCGGACAGTGCGGGGAAGTCGGCCGTAGCGAGCTTGAGGCCTGCGCCGGCCGCGCGCTGGTCGAACAGATCGCCTGCGAGCGCGAGACGCTCCGAGGTGCCCATCTTCGCCATCGCTTGGCCGATCTCGATCATGATGTCGCCGAGCGGGCGGAGGTTCTTGTTCGCGTCGACGGCGGCGATGCCGAGCCCTTGGAGATTCTTTTGAATTGCCGGGTCGGACAGCCGCAGCATGATTTGCCGCAAGGCAGTCCCGGCCATCGAGCCCTTGATCTGCATGTTGGCCAGGACACCCACCGCCTTGGCCGTCTGCTCCAGCGACAGGCCGTACTCATAGGCGATCGGCGCAACGTAGGCCATCGAATCGCCGAGGTCTTCGAGCGTCTGCGCGGAGGCGTTCGCGGTAGCCGTGAGCACGTCCACCACGCGCGGCATTTCTTTCGCCTGCATGTTGAACGCACGCAAAGTGCCGGCGGCGATGTCCGCGGCTCTCGCAAGGTCGGTTCCGGTGGCGCGTGCGATGTCTAGGATACCGGGAATCGCCGCCTCGATGTCATCCGGCGAAAACCCCTGCCGTGCAAGGTTGATCTGCCCCGCCCCAACTTCGATCGCGGTGAAGGATGTCGATGCACCGAGTTGCTTGGCCTGCGAGTAGAGCTTGATGAATTCCTCGCGCGTCGCCTGGCTGACGGCCTGGACGGCCAGGAGCTGGTCCTGGAACGCGGCAAACGTCCTGGCTGAAATGGCAATCGGCGCGGCGGCCGCTGCGGACAATGCCATCATCCGCTTACCGATGTTGCCTACAGCGTTGCCGAAAGCATGGAGCTTCTGCTCCGCTACGCGTAAGCCGCGGACGTACTCGTTTTGGTCCGCGTACAGCCGGACGTACGCGCTCCCCGCGAGAATCGCACCAACGCCTGCCATGCCTACGCCTTCCCTTTCGCTCTCGCCTTCGCCTTACGTGTGCCGCCGGGAAACAATACCCGCATCTCCGCTCGCGTCTCCTTCGTCGAACGCACTATTCCGCCGTCGCTTTTGTTTTCACCCCAGGTGTAAAACTGCATGGGGTCAATCGGCTTGGCTCGTTCCGGATCGCGGTTGACATTGAACAGTTGCGCGAGCATGGCAAACGTGCGGCACCATGCGGCGTTCTGCGCCGCCTTGGCCATCAGGTAGAGCTCTCGGAGGGTTCGGGGTTCGGGGTCGCAACCTGCTGTTGCAGCCAGTTCGCAGATCGTGTCCCAAGTATGCTGACTAGGTTTCTCGCTGCGCGGCTTGCGGCGGCGCCGTACACGTCGGGCAGAGTCGCGATCAGCGTCTCGATCGCGGCCGCGTCCTCCATCTGCCCGAGGTGGCGGAAAAAATCCGTCAACGACGCGAAGAACGCGAGTGATGCCTCGCGGAGGTGTTCGCCCCGGAGGCGCTCGGCGAACTGCTCGTCGGTCAACTCGCGCTGGCGAATCTGCGGCAAACACACCACGTAGAGCAGGTTCACCTTGAATTCGATGTCCTGCTCAAATCGCACCAGCCAGGGGTCGTCGCCATCGCGCGGCTTGCCGATGTCGATCTTGAGCAAGATGCGAGCACGTCGCACCGTGCCGCCGGTAATGTCCACGTCCCACTCGTCGCCGTGGGAGTCCTTGAAAATCGGCATGCCTACCTCCGCTTACGATTCGGAGTCGTAGACGCCGCCCATCTTGAAGGTGGCCGGTGCCGTCGCGTCGCCGTTGGCGACATGCACCTCATCGACCGGATTGCCGGCGAGCGGGTTCTCCGCGATGATGCCGTCGATGTACAGATACGGCTCGTTGGCGACCAGCTCGGCGGCCGAGAGGACAGTGTCGCCGGCATCCTCGAAAACGACGTGTCCGCGGCGGTTCGACGTGGCCGCGAACATCTTCAGTTTGTCGCCGTCGAAATCCACGTCGAGAACCGTGATGACCCCAGCGGTGACGGCGGTCTCGGCGTCCGGCAGGTCGTCGCCTTTCGCGCCGGTAAACGGGACCGCCTTGCCATCCACGATGCCGACAGTCGCCTGATAGGCGATTCCGCCGTCCCAGAAGATTGTGATCTTGTCGCCGGTCTCGATGCCGTGATCCGTGTCGGTCATCGTCAACTCGCCGTCGGTGTTTTCGGTCCGCGTCGAGAGCGTGCCGGTCTTGGCCGCGGGGACCGCCACGTCCTGCGGAGGCACGCCGCCCGAGGCGGACCGGTCGATGGTGGTCGAGATCGAGACGCCCGGCAGGCTGAGCGTCTGGTTGCACTTGCCAGTAATTGCCATGAGTCAATGTCCTTTCGCGAATGAATTGAAGCGGTCACGCGGTTGGGCGAATGTGCTACAGTAGCATTACCCCCAGACCGGTTCGCGGCTTTCGTCGGTCAAGACGGCCGTCACCTTGTAGTTGACAAATTCGGTGTTGTTCTCATCGCGGCCGAACTCGGTGATGTACCAGTCCGCGTCGAGGCCCTCGCCTCCGTCCTCGGCCTTCACGTCGAGCGCGTAGAGCGCGATGCGCGTATCGTTCATGACGGCGTTCTTGATCGCCGTCAGGAAGTCGTCGCCCTCCTCGTCGGCAATCTCGAAACTTAGCGTCGCCTCGGTGACCGTGACTTTCTTGGTCACGTACCTGCGATGGCGCTTGACGCGCTCGGCGGTGCGCTTGCTGATCGAAAGCGACACGCTATCGACGTTCACCGCCTCGGTTGTCGGCGTCGCGCCTTCGGTGCCGTAGTAGAATTCGCCTTCGAGTCCGATTCTCAAATCGCCAGCGGCCATAGGGTATCTCCTTTATGCTGGGGTGATTGGCTTACTGCTTGTTCCAGGCGTCGCGAATCATGCCAGGCAGCAACGGCGCTACCTGTGCAAGTGCCGGCCCCATCGTGGGGCGCGGCGGGTAAGTGCTATGAAGCACGGACGGCCCATAGAGAGCCTCGTTCAGTTCGTTGGCGCGGCGGACCTGCTCGTCGGTGCGGAGCTTGCCGTAGGCGACGAATACATTGCCGAGCAGGGTGTCCTTGGTGGCCTTGGTGGTACCTTGGCTTTTGAAGCCGAGGTATCGCCCGCCCTTGCCGCGCGTCTGCGCACGATGCTTGACCACGCGAATCTCGCCGGCCCCACCACGCACCCGGCGCTTTCGGCGCGGGTTCTTTTTCGTTTCAAATCCGCCGTATTCGTGCGTCTTCGCAATCCGCCGAATTCCTGCGCCGAACGCGGCCGACGGCCCAATCACGACGGACTGCGTCGCCCTGTCGTAGCCGTAGAGGATCGAGCGTTGCAGCCCGTAATCGTGTCGGTGTTTCGCCCCACGCTGCTGCTTGTGCCGGTGTGGCGGCATTCCCGGCAGCGCTGCCTTGCCGAGCGGCCGCGCACGCATCGAGCGCTTGGCGGTCAGGCGGGTTGCACCACCGGCGCGGTTGAGCGCTTTGAACACCGCCTTGTTGGCTTGGCCGACAAGTTTCTGCCGGTCGAAAAACATGTCGAACGAAACGGTCCCGAGGCGCGCACCGCCACGCCCGAGATTCGCCACGCGCGCCATGTTTGCTCCGAACATCGCCACGGCCTTACTCCACCACCTGAATGGTCAATCGCTTAACTGATGTGAATTGGTCATCGAGCGCGTATTCCCACGCGTAGGCCGCCGGCATGTCCTCCACCTTGACGACGCGTGCCAGCGGGGAGGTCAGCACCCGTCGCTGACTGCCGGCCGCGTCCGGCTCGAATCGGTCGGCGAGCGAGTAGGACAGGTCAAGCAGCGGGTCCACCTGGTCGTTGTCGCGAAACTCGCATTTCCGCATGACCACGATGTCGATGGTGTAATGCCACTCGTTCTTGAGCCGGCCAACCGGTCCGATTCGCTCGCGCCTGAACGGTCGCACGCACACCTCGAGCGCGTCGCTGGCTGCCACGTAGTGCGGCCGGTAGGACCGCGTCGCGATGAACGGCAGCGCCCACGTCTCCGCGTTGATGGTCGCGGCCACCGCATCGGCGAGTTCTCGTAGGCGTGCCTTGCTCATGGGGCGTTCGTGCTATGCTTCGTTCCAGAGTTTCGTGTGAATCCGCAGCTCGTAGCCGTCGCTGTCGGCCGGCTCCCACGGCTCGTCGTTGCCGGCAAGCCCGACGAGATAGGTCTGGCTGTTGCCGTCCTTGGCCGCGGCGAGGATTTTGTCGCCAGGGTGTGGCGTGAATCGTGCGCCGCGGTCGAGCAGGTCGGCGGCAATGACGCACCAATCGACATGCTTGGAGTCAACCACCGTGTCATCGCCGCCTGCCGCGACAAACACCGCCGCCCGCCGCGCGGTCAGCGAGAGTTCCGCGCCGGTACTGGTGCGGTAATAGGTCACCGGTTCGCCCCACATGGTCATGCGGAGCGAACGGGCGTGGTCGATCAGTCCGGCGGCGCGGGACATGGCGGTACTGCCTTGAGCAGGTCATCTGCCTTGAGGTTGCTTGCGTCGAGCGTCACGTTGATTCGCCAGGCGTCGCCCGGCAGAATCTCCACAGTCTGCGGGTCGACTTGGCCCGCCTTGATTTGGCCAACGAGCGCCAAGAGCTTGCGGTACTCCTCCAGGAGGTTCACATACTCGTGGCGCTCGCGGCCAAGCACTTGGTAA